AAAGACCTACGTCATCTACAACGCCAGCGCGTATGCGGCTACGATCTACAACTGGGACAGCTCTGTTTATCCCGGAACGCTGCGTCCAGCCTCTGGTGGAACAGGTACAGGGGTAACCATCCCTGCAGGCAAAACCATGACGGTTTGGTCGGATGGAACAAACTTCCGCGTTCAAAACGACCACCTTTCCAGTCTGACGCTTACCACTCCTCTTGCTGTGGCCCAAGGCGGTACTGGAACGACTACATCCACTGGTACCGGGTCAACAGTACTATCGGCAAGCCCTGCGCTTACCGGCACCCCGACAGCACCGTTAATGGGGTTGGGGGATGCAACAATGGCTATTGCGAACACGAGCTTTGTTCAAGCCGCTATACAGCGCATGTACCCTGTCGGCTCGATCTACATCAACGCAGGTGTAACCACTAACCCCGCCACTCTTTTTGGGTTTGGCACATGGGTTGCATTTGGCGCTGGCCGAGTCATGGTGGGTCTGAACGCTGGTGATCCACTGTTTGATGTTTTAGAAGAGACTGGCGGTAGCAAAGATGCTATTGTTGTTGCGCACACCCATACAGGGAATACCAATACTACTGGCGGACATCAGCATTTCGCTGTCTATAATGGCGGCACTGATTCCAGTTCACAATACTCCCCCACAGTTGGCTCTACGAAGTCTCTGGCGGCTACTGGGGGTGGTGGTGGATTTGAATTGTATACCCTCAACGGAACCTCCCAGACTCCTGATGGCGGTCTGACTTCCACTGCTGGAACACATAGTCACTCGTTTACCACAGATTCCACGGGCTCCAGCGGCACTAACGCCAACCTCCAGCCGTACATCACTGTGGCAATGTGGAAGCGTACTGCGTAACCCTGTGTTGTAGTAAGGAGTCGGTATGTTGGCCGAAATTGCTGCCGCAAACGCCGCGTTTTCGGTTATTAAAACGGCTCTCGCCAACGGCAAAGAGCTGTCTGCGCTCGGCTCAAAGGTCTTTGATTACTTTGACAACAAGGCAAAGATTCAGGAAAGCGCCAACAAAAAAGGCGGCGGCTCTGACCTTGAAGAGTTTATGGCGCTGGAGCAACTGCGCCAGCAAGAAGAAGAGCTGCGTGAGCGTATGGTCTACGCTGGCCGTCCGGGCATGTGGACTGACTGGCAGAAGTTCCAAGCGCAAGCTGCTCGTAAGCGCAGGGAAGCCAAAGAAGCCGCAGAAAAAGCAGCAAGGCTACGCAGGGTCAGGTTGGAGCAACTGGTTGAGTACATTGCCATTGGAATCGCCTCGCTGGTCTTGGCTGCGTTGATTATTTACGGCATCATTTTGTACATGTTGCACCTGCGATGAGCGACGAAAAGTTAAACGCCAACACAACGCTCGACAAGGTGCTCGGGTATGTGGACTCGCCGTTTAAGCTGTTTGCCATCCTCATCATGGGCGTGGTGGCTTTTGCCGGGTACTTCCTGTGGCAGAACCAAGAGTTCATGCGGGACGCCTACAAGGAATCCAAGAAGCTGCCGGAGATCAACACCAGCCGAGCTGACGACGTAGGCTCGATGCTGATGAAAAAAACTGGGGCCACAGTGGTGGCGGTCTTTAAGGTCAACCCACTTTTCAATAGCCGGACGGTCTACAGGGCGTACACCAAGGACGGCAGGGACAAGAGCATTGAGGACATTGATGTTGGGCTGTTCAGCCAGAATTCGTCCAACAACTCGGATGTGGTCAAGCTGATGACCAACGAAATTCCTTGCGGGGAGTACCGCTACGCGCAGTCCGAAGTGGGCCTGTGGTACTTGGAGAAGGGCGTTGGGTACACCTGCCGGGTGAGCGTTCCGCCAGACAGCTATCGGTTTGTTGGGCAGATCACAGTGGGCTGGGCAGAGCCACCGCAGGACATCCAACAAGTAAAATTCATGCTGGAGATTGCCAGCGCCATGCTAACCAAAAGGGGTAACTGATGCTTTCACTTATTTCAACTCTCGGGGGTCTGCTGATCTCCGGCCTGCCCAAGCTGCTGGAATACTTCCAAAACAAGGCCGATCAGAAACACGAGCTGGCGCTGGCCCGAGTCCAAACCGAGCGTGAGTTGCAACTGGCCGCTGCTGGCTTTGCCGCACAGGCCAAGATCGAGGAAATCCGCACCGAGCAGGTAGCGATGGAGACCGATGCCAAGATGACCGAGGCAGCGCTGGCCCACGATGCCAAGGTGCTTGAGAAGGCCGCTTCATGGGTGTCCAGCTATGTGGGCACTGTGCGCCCAACAGTAACTTACATCTTCGTGCTGGAGCTGGTGGCAATCAACGCTTTCATGGCTTGGTATCTGTACCAGCAGCCGGGTCTGATCACCAGCATTGACGATGTAATCCGCTACTCCGACCTGATTTTCTCCAGCGACGAGATGGCCATGCTGGGCGGCATCATCGGATTTTGGTTTGGTTCTCGCCAGTGGAGCAAGAAGTGAAACTGAGCAAAGCCGGGGAAGACCTGATGCACCGCTTTGAGGGGTGTAGGAACAAGCCATACCTTTGCCCGGCCCACATCTGGACGATTGGCTACGGCCACGTCCTGTACCAAGAGCAGATCAGGCTCCCTATGGTTCGGCCACCGGGCAAGACCAAAGCCGACATCCCCATGATCCGCAGCGAGTTTCCGCTGAAGCCGGAGGACAACCGTGTCTGGACGAAAGAAGAGATCAACGAACTATTCCGAGTTGACGTCAGAGATTTTGAACGGGGTGTTCTTCGTCTTGTTCCCGGTGTGGTTGGGCGTCAGGGCTCTTTCGACGCTCTTGTCTCTATTTCCTTTAACTTTGGGCTAGGCAATCTCCAGCGCAGCACCATCCGCATGAAAGCCAACCGGGGGGATTGGGAAGGCGCAGCAGAGGCGTTTCGGGTTTGGACCAAGGGGGGTGGGAAAGTCTTGCCGGGTCTGGTCAAACGCCGTGAGGCTGAGATTGCGCTGTTCCTGAGTTAAGTGCGAAAATGCTGGAAAACTGAGGTAAACGATGCCCTTACAGAAACTCCAACTGCGCCCCGGTGTAAACCGTGAATCGACAACGCTGGCCAATGAAGGCACTTGGTTCGAGATGGACAAGGTGCGTTTTCGCTCGGGCTATCCCGAAAAGCTGGGCGGTTGGGTTAAGGATACCGGCACAACACCATCGACACTGCAGCCACCGGCAGGGTCATACTGGGGCGTAGCCCGCTCTCTGTGGAACTGGATCACGCTGTCCGGCGCTAACTTGATGGGTATCGGCACCAACCTTAAGTACTACATTCAAGACAGTAGCGGCGGTTCTTTTTACGACGTCACGCCTTTGCGGGATGTCAACACCGTGGCTTCCAATGCATTTACCACGGTAAACGGCTCCACTACAGTGGTGGTCAACGATGCCGGGTACGGCGGTCAAGAAGGCGATTTTGTCACCATCTCCGGTGTAGCTGGCGCAGTTAATGGCATCCCTGCAGCCGCACTAAACCGCGAGTTCAGGATCACATACATCGACTCAAGCACGTACAGCATTGTTGTGTCTTCCCCGGCCACGTCTTCCGGCACTACAGGGGCGGCTACCTTCTCCTACCAAATATCCGTTGGCGGTGAGATTTTTACGGTTGGCACAGGTTGGGGTGCAGGTGGTTGGGGCGGAAACACTGCGGGTGTGCTTACAGGTTGGGGGGCCCCTGCCCCCGCCGGTATTGGTGTGGGCATTCAGTTGCGGTTATGGAGCCAAGACAATTACGGGCAGGACTTGATCTTGAATCCTCGCGGGGGCGGGCTGTATTTGTGGAAAGTCAACCCCAGCCCAAGCACATATGACCGCGCCGTGCTGCTGTCCCCCGCAAGCCCGTCACCATACACAACAGATACGGACTGCCCAACGGTGGCCAATGCAGTGGCCATCTCTGATGCTTCGCGCTTCACGATCGCTTTTGGCTGCAACGACTATGGCTCCGCTGTTTTAGACCCACTTCTAGTTCGGTGGTCCGATCAGGAAAATTACGCCTTGTGGTCTCCGGCAGTTACCAACCAAGCAGGTAGCTACCGCCTGAGTACGGGCTCGTCCATTGTGGCGCACCAGCAAACCCGCCAAGAAATTTTGGTGTTTACTGACGCAGCGGTGTACTCCATGCAGTACCTTGGCCCTCCGTTTGTTTGGGGCTTCCAAATTCTGGGCGACAACATTTCGATTGCGGGGCCAAACGTCACTGCAACAGCGTCCAACGTCGTGTACTGGATGGGCTACGACAAGTTCTACATGTACTCCGGTCGTGTGGAAACGCTCTACTGCCCCCTGCGCCAGTACATCTTCGGGGACATCAACCTGCAGCAGCAGTACCAATTCTTCGCAGGTACCAATGAAGGCTTCAACGAAGTCTGGTGGTTCTACTGCTCGGCCAACTCCACAGTGGTTGACCGCTATGTCATTTACAACCACGTGGAAAAAATCTGGTCTTACGGCAACCTTGCACGCACTGCATGGCTGGACACCCCCCTGCGCGATAGCCCCACCGCTGCGGGCTACAACGGCCAGTTGATCTACCACGAAAGTGGTGTGGATGACGGCACCACAAACCCACCAAGCCCGATCGTTTCGTTCTGCCAGTCAGCCGACGTGAACATTGGGGACGGACACAACTACGGCTTTGCATGGCGCATGATCCCGGACGTCACCTTTGACGGTTCAACAGTCAACAACCCGTCGGTCACCATGACGCTGCGCCCACGGCAAAACCCCGGCTCAAACTACGGCCCTGCCGCATCTCCCACAGTGACCAGTACGCAGAACTACCAAGGCCAGCGCAACTACACGGTGCAACAGTTCACCGAGATTGTGTATGTCCGGGTCCGTGGTCGCCAGATGGCGTTCCGTATTAGCTCGGACGGTTTGGGTGTGCAGTGGCAGCTTGGCGTTCCGTCACTTGACATCAGGCCTGATGGTCGGAGATAAGCATGACCCAGCTTCTCGGTGTTGTACCGCCACGACTGCCCGCTGCTCCGCAAGCGTACGAGACGCGATTTCACAACCAGCACAGCGATGTGCTGCGGCTGTATTTCAACCAGCTTAATGGCAATGTCAACACGTTGGTTGGTCCTCGTGGAGGGCAGTACCTGAATTTCCCGTACGCTGCCATTCAGCGCACTACGGACAAGACTTTCACGGTCAACACCGCTACGCAAATCACGTTTGACGAGACCGACTTTATCAACGGCTGCGTCAACGATGGCACGGACGGCATCTTGGTCAACCAGTCCGGCATTTACAACTATCAGTTCAGTGTCCAGTTGAAAAACACCGACAGCCAGATTCACTCTGCGTGGATTTGGCTGCGCATCAACAACATCGACGTGACTGGGACAGGCAGTAAGTTTGACGTCATCTCCAGCCACGGGGGTATTCCGGGGTTTGTCATTGCAGCGGCCAACTTTTATGTGCAACTGACCGCCGGGGACACCGTTGAAATGTGGGCAGCGGCCAGCGATACAGCCGTGACTTTTGACGCTACCGCAGCCCAGACCAGCCCCTTCCCGATGCCGTCCATCCCCTCTGTGGTGGCCACACTTTCATTTGTCTCTTCGGTTCTCCCATGATAGACTCAATCAACCCCCATTCCGTGAGGCCCCAATGAGCCTAGAACTTGCTGCACAACACCTTGCCAGCCGTGGGCGCAAAGGCGACACCATGTTGGTTCACATGGCCCCAGAGGAAGTCTCGGGCCTCCAAGCGCTCGCCATGGCTGCAGGCGGCACCCTGACGCTCAACCCAGATACGGGTTTACCCGAAGCCAACTTCCTTAAGCGAATGCTGCCCATGCTCATCGGTGCTGGCATTACTGCAGCCACAGGCGGCGCTGCCGCCCCTTGGATGATTGGGCTAGGGATGGGTGGGCTGGAAACCGTCCGTACAGGTAGCTTGGAAAAAGGTCTGATGGCAGGGCTTGGCGCATACGGCGGCGCTGGGTTGACTGGTGGCTTGATGGGCGCGGGTAATGCGGCTGCCAGTCAGGCGGCGTCTGCCGCAAACCCCGGTTTTGTGGGGCCTATGCCCGGCGCGGCGAGCAACACAGGCGCATTGAGTGCAGGCATTAAGGGTCTTGGCACTGAAGCTGGTCGCTCTGCTGCACTGTCCTCCATGGGCGGCGGAGCACAAGCAGCTAAATTCGGTCTCGCTGCACTGGCCCCCACGTTGGAGCCCGATGCGGCAAAGCCTTACGCTGGCAGCGGCCCCAACTACGAATACACATACGACCCCAACACCAGCAGCTATACGCAAGTACCTGTGGGTACGCGAGACAAGCTGGGCAGAACCCCGAGCTACTACGCAGCAGGTGGCCCAATCGAAGCGTTGTCCGACCGCAATGAAATGGAAACCATGATGGCCAACGGCGGTCAGATGTTTGCTGCAGGGGGTATCTCCCACCTCGGTGACTACTCCGATGGCGGTCGGCTTTTGAAAGGACCCGGCGATGGTGTATCTGACTCCATTCCTGCAACGATTGCGAACAAGCGCCCAGCGCGTCTTGCTGATGGTGAGTTCGTTGTCCCTGCTCGTATCGTTTCTGAACTAGGTAATGGCTCCACGGAAGCTGGCGCACGCAAGCTGTACGCCATGATGGACCGCGTTCAAAAAGCTCGTGGCAAGACCACGGGTAAAGACCGTGTAGCCGTTAACTCCAAAGCCGATCGGCTGCTGCCAGCATGAGAATTGAACGCGTTGATGTAGGACATGTCCACCAAGTCTGGCCTCTGGTGGAGTCCCATATTGCATCGGCGCTTGAGCACTCCAAAGGCGATTACACGCTGGAGTCGGTTAAGGTTTTGCTGGTCACAGGCCAGCTACTGCTGGTCGTAGCGGTGAATGATGAAGGTGTACAAGGAGCGGCAACAGTGATGTTTACCAGCCGTCCGCATGACCGCGTTGCATTCATCACGACAATCGGCGGCAAGCTGATCAGCAACGAAGAGACGTTTGAGCAGATCAAAGCGCTGCTGCGTTCTTTGGGCGCAACTTGTATTGAAGGTGCTGCAAGAGAAGCCATCGCCCGGCTCTGGTCACGTTACGGCTTTGAAGAAAAGTACAAAATTGTTAGTGAAGATATGAGCTATTCCCGCAGACAGCTTGAAGCATTTGGCGAGCCGTTGGGCGACTCCGTTACCCGCAACGAAGGCGGTCGCATCATTTATGGTGGTGGTGGTGGGGGTGGGGGTGGCACAAGCACCCAAGTTGTTGACCTGCCCGATTGGGCCAAACCCGCTGCGGAGAGATCACTTGCAAAAACGGAAGCGTTGACTACGGATCGCCCGTTCAAAAGTTTTGCTGGGCAGTACGATCAAGCGGGTAACCAGATTGGGTTTGACGCCAGCAAAGTGGTTGCTGGCATGGACCCCATGCAACAACAGGCGTATCAACGCGCTGGCGGTATGCAGACTTCTCCACAGCTGGGGACGGCTATGGGGCTTGCAGGTACTGCTGCCAGTCGCGGACTGGGTATGCAGTATGACCCCTATGCCACGGGTCAGTTTGGCGCACAAGCCGGTCAGTACATGGACCCGTACATGCAGAATGTGGTGAACATTCAGCAGCGGGAAGCTCAGCGACAGGCCGATATTGCAGGCACACAGCGCGGTGCTCAGGCTGTTAAGTCCGGCGCGTTTGGCGGTAGCCGCCAAGCCATCATGGACGCAGAAGCTGCGCGTAACTTGGCAACCCAAAAAGGCGACATCCAAGCTCGGGGTTTGCAAGATGCGTTTGCTCGTGGTCAGCAGCAATTCAACACTGAGCAGCAGCTCCGTGAGCAGTCACGTCAGTATGGCGCGGGTCTGGGCCTTCAGGGTTTGCAGGCGGCCTTGCAGGGCGCAGGTCAGTTGGGTGCTCTGGGGCAGCAACAGTTCGGTCAGGAACGCGACATCCTCAACCTGCAAAACCAGTTTGGTGCTCAGCAGCAAGCGCAGCAACAGGCGATTCTTAATGCCCGCGCGCAGGACTTTGCCACAGCACAGCGGTATCCGTATCAGCAGTTGGAGTTCATGTCGAACATCCTGCGCGGCACGCCTATGGGCACAACCCAAACAATGTACCAAGCGCCTCCCAGCGTAGGCTCTCAGTTAATCGGTGCAGGCACTGCGCTATACGGCGCAAGCAAACTGGCCAAGGGCGGTGCGGTGAAGAAAAAATCGGCAGGTCTGGCTGAGCTGGCCCTGTCAAAAATCTGAGGTAGGCCATGATCGACGTCAACAAAATCACCTCCACGCTGGCCAAGTTGCCTGACCAGCAGCTGCAGCAGTATGCGCAGATGCACAAGAACGACCCCTACATCATGGCGCTGGCCATGTCGGAGTCCAACCGCCGCAAAGAAATGCGTGCTGCCGGTCAGGGTGAGATGCAAGAGCAGCCCAAGGTGGTTGATCAAGAAATCGCCCGCATGGGTGACATGCAGGGCGCAAACCCAGAGCAGCTTGCAAGACTGGCGCAGATGCTTGATGCGCGGAAAGAAGCCGAGTACAAAGAGTTCACAGGACAGAAGTCCCAGCAGATGCCTGAAGATATGGGTATTGGCCAGCTCCCCGCAGGCGATATGAACTTCGCAGGTGGCGGCATCGTTGCGTTTGCTGACGGTGGTGATGTTGAGCGTTACTCTGGCGAGTTTGGTTCTTTGACGGGGGAGTTCAGTGGCTTTGGCGGAATGAGCCCTGAACAAGCAGCGGCGGCTGAACTTCGCGCAGCCGAAGAAGCAAGACGCAAGCAGCTGGCTAAATTGGAACAACAGACGGCTTTTTTAAAAGCTGCTAAAGCGCCGCAAGCCCAAGCGGCACAGGCGCAGTTGGACGCACTGAAAGCCAGTATGCAGCCCAAGCCGTCCCCAACCGACCCCAACTTCCGACGTCAAGAAGACCCGCGTATGAAGCCGGGGGTAGCCGCAACCGCGCAGCCGCTGATTACTTCCGGTACCGCGCCCACTGCCGATACTGGCCGGAAAGGCCCTGCGGCAGAGCCCGTTGCAAAAAAAGAAACCGGGTTTGACGCGTTGCTTAAAGCTCTTGACGGCGCTCCTGCACCTGCCTCTACAGATAGTGTTTTTTCGCAAAAGATTACGGACCTGACAAATGCCCGCGTGCAAGCGCGTAGGGAAGAGGCGGAAGGATTGGACGCCATCCACAAAAAGTTTTCGGATATTTACAAGGGCCGCGAAGAACGCCTGTCCAAACGCGAAGGCGAGCTGGGCAAAATGAAGGATCAGAACATGGGGCTGGCGCTGTTGCAGGCAGGCGCAGCCATCATGTCCACTCCGGGCAGTCTGGGCACGGCTATCGGTAGGGGTGTTGACGTCGGCTCTAAACAGTACGCAGCAGGCATGGATAAACTCAACGCCGCCAAGGAAAAGCTGTCGGATGCGCGTGATCGTCTGGACGACCTTAACGCCCAGCGCGGTGAAATGTCCGCCCGAGAAAAGCTCAAAGCTATGTCCGCGATCAAAACCGAAGAGGCTGCAGGGCTGGAGTTGTTGCTCAAAGCCGACATGGATATGCACAAGATCAGCCGAGAGGAAGCGCTCAAGCGTCTGGACCTCCGTACACGTATCGGTATTGCACAACTGCAAGAGCAGGGCCAGAATGTTCGGGCGGCTGCAGGAAACCGCAACAACCAGCTAGAGGTGTTGAGAGCGGTGGAGGCGGACCCCCGCTTGATGGCGGCTTATCGGGCAATGCAGGGTAAGAACGAAGACGTTATGGCCCAGTACAACGACTTCCTGAAAGCAAATCCGACTCTGGCGATGGACCCACAGAAAGCCATGACGCAGTTTTTGATGAGTAAGTCTGTTTTCTCTCAACTGGGCGCGGCCCCTGTAACTGAAAAAGCTACTGGACCTATTCGCAAACAGCCTTAAAATGCGGGGACGCGCCCACCTTACGGGCGCACACAATTCGGAACACTTGCCATGGCCAAATACCTGACCCTCCCTGACGGTTCTTCGTTTGAAATGAAGGAGGGGCAGACCCCCGCCGATGCAATGCAAGCGGCGATTAGGCTGTATCCCGACGCTTTTGGTTTCGGGGCAGAAAAGCCCCGGCAAGACACTTCCGGTCTTAAAGCCGCCGCCTCTGCAGGGCTTGAGCGCCTCAAGGGACAGACGGCCTTGACGGCTGCTAAGTTGGGGTTCAAAGACATCGCCGAGGCCGAGGCGTATCAAAAGCAGCAAGAAGCCAAAGCAGCCGAGCGTTTCACGCCCACTGAAAAAGGCTGGACCGAAGCCCCCTTCCTAAAGTTCCGCGAAACCCTTGGTGGCTCGTTGCCCTACATGGTGGCTCCTGTTGCCGCAGGCGCTGCGGCGTTAGCCGCTCCAGTATCGGCCCCGGTCGCTGCAGGTTTGGGTTTGCTGGGCGCTGGCGCTGTGTCTACGGGCCAGTTTACTGGCTCCAACATTGCCCGTCAGATGGACGAAGGCAAGTCGCTGCAAGAAGCCAGCCTCGGCAAAGCTGTTGGCGCTGCGGTTCCGCAAGCCCTGCTTGATACCGCTGCCATGGCGTTGCTGCCCGGTGTGGGCAAGCTGTTTGGCTCCGTGGGTTCCAAACTCACAAATGAGCAGGCAAAAGCCATTGCCTCCCAAACACTGGGCAAAACCGTTGCGGATTATGCAGCAAAAACTGGCACCGCAATGACGCGTGAAGGCTTGACGGAAGCTGTGCAACAGTCGCTTGAGCGACTGCAAGCGGGCTTGAGCATCACCGACCCCGAGGCCCGCAAAGAATACGTTGATAGCTTTATTGGTGGTGCTGTGCTTGGCGGGGCGGCAGCGCCTTTTGGTCGTGCGTTTGAGCGTAGCGGTGCCAAGAAACAAGCCGAAGCTGCGCAGCAACAAGAACAGGCCGATGCAGCTGCCGCAGCCGAAGCTGCCAAGAATACGCCCGAAGCCCTGCGCCAGCTTGACACTGACTTCCGCGCAGCGGATCAGCAACTCAAAGCCCTGAACGCACAGCTCAACGCTGCCAAGCCCAAGAAGGGTGCGACAGAAGAACAAAAGCAGGCGTACGAAGCGCTCAAAGCCAAGCGCGATGAATTGCTGATTGCCTACAAACCCCTGCGCCAAGAGTTTATGCAACGCAAGGGTGCGCTCGACAAACTGTACGAAGACCAGCAAGCGCAGCTTGAGGGGCAGTCAGTACCCGGCCAGACCGCAGCAAAGCTGCCACTGCCTTCTGACATCCCCGGCGCACAACCCTTCCAGTTGTCAGACACCTCGCGTCTGATGAATGAGTACGACAACTTGCGCAACCAAGTGGCCGCAGTTGAGCAGCAACTGGCCGCAGGCCCAGACCTCGATACCCAGACGGCTTTGACCCAGCAGCGCAGCCAGATCATGGCTCGCATGGCTGAAATGGCCCCGATCATTGATGAGCGCGGTGGTGTCGTAGACACCGAAAAAGAGTTTGCCAAGAAGCTGGCCGCTGCCGAGAAAGAGCGCTTGCGTCTGCTTGAGATTGGTGACTTTGAAGCGGCTGCAAAGCAAGCCGAAGTTGTGCGTGATCTGCAAGCCCGCGCTCCCTTCCTGCAAGAGCTAAACGATTTCCGTACAAAAGCTGGCCAGAACCGTGAACTGGGGCTGGAAGAGCCCGCACAACCCGAAGGCGGTGGCGTACAGTATGTGTCGCCTACAGGCAAACCCATCACGCCTTTCCCAGCAACGGCTGCAGAAGCTGCACCGCTGCCCTCTGACAAACCTCAAGAACTGGCGGCAGTACAGACTGCGCAGACCGGCGTGGATGCTGCACAGCAAGCGCTGGATGCAGCGGTCAAAACCAAAGACACAACCCAAATCTTTGGCGCGGTGGATGCGCTCAACCAAGCGCAAAACACAGTGGCGCGGGCGCAAGAGGATATGGGTCGCCCACTACTTAAGCCTGCAGTGCTGGACATTTTCAGTCCGGCCAACATTCTGAACACGGCAATCCAAAACGGCAACTCGAAGGTAATCAACGACATTGCGTCCCACGCCGATACTATGGCGCTGCGTGCAGCCCTCGACCAAAACCTCAGTGAGCGCGAGAAGCTGATCAATGTGTTGGAGAACCGCGCTGGTTTGGGTGGTTCCGAGCGTGCAGCCAGAGTTACGTTTGCCCCAGAAGAAGCTGGCGGTAAGACCCGTACTGTCGAGAAAGGCGAAGGCGAACCTCTGCAAAGCGTCAAGCGCGAACGCGCTGACTTGTTCTCCAAACTGTACGACGCTCGGCAGCAGGCACTGTTTAAGAACGGCACATACCCTGACCGGGAACTGCAAGCCCTTTACGACAAAGGCGGTCCAGCCGCCGTTGAGTATGAGCGCGTCATGCAGGACGTCGAAGAACTGTCCAAAAAGGTTACGACCAAGCAAGGCAACGCCAAACAATCCCTGTACGAGCAGCTCGTAGATTTGGCCGCGCAGCACGCCGCATTGGTTGCGCAGCTGGAAGCCGGTGTGGCCACGCCCAACATGCGGGAAAAGACCGCTGCGTTGCAGGCCAAGATGGGTAAAGGCGAAGCCCCGGCTCAGCGCCAGATGGACGCTGCTGAGAAGTACCAGCTTCAACGCAAGATTGACGCGCTGGTCAACAAGTACAAGTTGGTGGAAGGCCAAGTAGCCCCCATCCGTGACCAGATTACCAAGTTGTACAACAGTCTGTACAAAACCGTGCCACTGGAAAAAGCCAGCACTATCGCTGAGCGTAGGGCACGGGAGTCGGACGAAGCTGCCAAGGGACCAAAAGCCAAGTCCCGCACTACCGCCACTGCTGCAAGAATTAACGCAGGGGATGTGCGCAAAGAAGCCGAAACCTCTCAGAAGATGCGCGATCTGGCGCGTGAACTGGGTATGGAAGAGGCGGAGTACAAGAAGTTAAGCGACAACTTGACCAAGCGTTATGCCGCTCTGAAAGAGAAGTACGGCAAGAACGACCCCGCTGTTAATCAGTTCCAGATCAGTATGGTTGACCAGCTGAACGACAAAGCCATGGAGCTGGGCAAGGCCACGCCTGAGTACAAGGCCACGCTGAAAGAGCAGATCGAGTACTTCCAGAAAACGCTCGCCAACGTAAATGCTGTTGTTGGCGCACAGAAAGCCCCAACCAAACGCACTGGCCCCGTTACGCGCAAACAGTCGGCAGCGCCAAGCCGTTTGGTAACGTCATCTCCTGAAAGCCGTGCGCAGACTGATCTCGAAGACCGGGCAGTGCGCCTCAAGCGCGGTTCGCTCAAGGACTTCCAAGAAGCGATTGATGCGGAAAAAGAAGGCCGTGACTACCTGCGCGGTGTTGAGACCGAAAGCGTTGCATTGAATCGTGACGTGGTTTCTCTGCTTGAAAAAGGTGATGTGCAAGGTGCTCTGCGCCTTATCAGCAAAGACCCATCGGTGGATAAATTCAGCCAAGCTGTGGCTGCGCGTCTTGCGCCGTTCCTCGATGTCACCAAAGTCAAGATTGAAAACGACCTGCGTGACCCTGATGGCAAGGAAGTTTTGGGCGCTGCAACAAGCAAACTGATTGAACTGAACCGCAACGGCGGTCTGTCGGTTGAGACGCTGCTGCACGAAGCCACACACGCGGCAGCTGAACGCGTTGTGCAGCTATCTGAGACAAACCCCAAGGCGCTCACAAAAGAACAAACGCTGGCTATCAACGAGCTGAAGGCACTGCACGCTCGCGTTAAAAACGACAAAGGGATCACCAGCAAAAACGCCAAGGGCAGCCTGTCTGAGTTTGTGGCCGAAGTGATGTCCAACCGCAACCTGCAAAAGCAACTGGCGCAGCGCCGTTGGAAAATGCTGGACGCATGGACTGGAGTCAAGTCCATCATCATGCGCATGCTGGGCCTGCAGAAAGTGGAAACCATGTTCGGCGCGTCTGTTGTGGCGGTCGATCAGTTGTTTATCCCGGCAAGCGCGAAGGTGGGCAAAGGCCGCAAGGAAACACGCGTTACTCGGAACCTGTCAGCCAAAGACATTGCTGCGTTGCACGACGGTACTAACTCGATGAAGCAGTTTGCCGATCAGTTCGGCCCACTCATCAAGCAGAAAGACCGTACGCCCGAAGACGTTGAGCGCATCGCCATGCAGGCATTAAAAGACATGGGTGAAGACCTCGACAACCTTTTGTCTGTTCCCACTGCAGATACGCTGGACTACAAAGCAATGGCGACTATGTCGGACGGAAAGCTGTACGACGAGAACAACCCACTGCACTACGTTGAGGCAACCCCAGCTACCTTTGCTGCGTTGGAAGCAATGAACAATCCGCAGTTGCGCCGACGCGAAGCCGCCGCTATTGCACAGCAACGCAAAGACGACTTTACAAGTCTGGCTCAATTTTTTGTAGACAACTACGACAACTACACCTTTGCAGAAACGGCGTTGGTTATGAAAGCCGCATCCAAGTATGCGGTGCTGTCCGGTAAAGACGGTAAGCTGCGTCTGGCCGAACTGGCGTCCAATAACCGACACAACATTGCTGTGGTCGGAAAAGAAGACGCAGACGCTATTATTGAGCAGCTGCGTGCAGGCAAGAACCTCAAACAAGCCTTCTTGGACGGCTTGCAGAAAAACGCTGATGACAACGCCAAGAACAACGAGCGCAAAAACGGCTGGAAAAAGTTTGAGCAGGCGGGCGGCGATACACCTTTGCTTGCCACGCTGTATACCAATGCCGAAGTTATTGACGCCGAAGCGGCAGCAGCAAAGAACGGACTTGAGTTCGGCCCTGACACGGGGCAGAACAACATGGACGACTTGATTGAAGCGCTTGTTGAAAACGGTTACTTGCCGTTCAGGGGAGGCAATATCGGTGAAAAAATTGAAAAAGCAGCGATTGAGTTGAACGCAGGCTGCGCAGGCACGCCGTGGTGTACAGGCGCAAGCGTCGGTACTGCCCGCAATCAAATTGAGGGCGGCGATTTCTACGTCTACTACAACAAGGGGCGTCCTGAAGTTGCAGTACGTATGAATGGGCAAGACCGTATTGGCGAAGTTCGCGGCAACAACCCAAACCAAGCGCTTGACCCTGAGCAACAAAAAATTGCTGCAAATTTCTTGCGTGCAAATAACTTTCAAAGCGCGGATGAGTATCTCTCGGAGTTTGAGCGCCGTGAAGCGCTTGTCAAATTGGCCAAAGGCGAAACAACACTTGGTGTCAAAGACTTGTTGGGGGAAGACTCTGTTGTCAGTAGCGACGGTAAAGTGGATGCTTACGAAGTAGACAAACTGTTGAGGTTCCGCACGATTGATGGTTACGGTAACCGACCAAAACCTGTCGATAGCGTTGTAAAGTTTTTTGGCCAACAGTACCTTGAAGCAGCATCGCGTGCGTACGACAACAACGAGTTTGTTTTTTCGGAGGTTCGTGTCGACGAAACTACGGCTGAAAAAGGTATCGAAGTAGAGTTTGCGGGCAAGAAGTACAACGCCACTACAGAAAACTTGAAAGCAGCTAAGGAACTTGTTTTGTCGGTGTTTAGCTACGGCAGCAAACCGGCTGAAGCTGTTACGTTTCCAAACCTTACAGACGTGCAAGAACTGAGCATGTTCAAAGGGGAGTTGGTACTGCCCTCACTAAAAACGGTCAAAGAGGTGACATTCTTTAGACGCGAATTTAGTGGCGCACCTGCAAAAATCGTACTGCCGCCCAACGCCACCGTAAAAGAAGTGCGCGGTTATGAAGACGCGTCTGGTGTGATTGAAGGCCCCACAACCGTTGAGTTGGTAATGCTTTCGCGTGGTCTGGGTAGTTTGACGTTGGATTTGCCTGACACCAAATATGTAGCTACTGTGGATGACACTCGCGGCATTACACGCGCTTATGCCGGTAGCGCAAGTGAAGCCATCGACGACGCGCTTGAAGCCAAGGGGATTGGTTTTGCAGACCTCCGACGCGTTAGACGCGGCGAAGGAACACCTGCCCAAACTGCGGTGTATAAAGACATTACAAAACCGGCGCTTGAAAAGTTTTACAAAGCGCTAGAAAAAGAGTTTGGTTCTGAAACAATTGACCAACTACTCAACAACACCGATATAGCCGACGCCAACCGTGACGGTGATTATAAAACCGCATTTAAGGAGGCTATACCTGAAGTGTTGGAGGCCAACAAGTACTCACGCGAAGCCTTCGACAAAATGGCAAAAGTCATTAAGGCTGCCACAGGCGCGGACGTTGTGTACCCAGAAGGGCAGTTGATTGCGCCCAAGCGTGTTGGCAACCCGCCTTACGATCAGCCTTTTACTGAAGCTCCTGAAGAGCGCCGTTTTGCTCCCAAAGATGTGGGCGTGCAGGAGGACAAGAAAGGCGTGTTCTCGTTTGCCCGCAAGCAAGTCAACTCGTCGTCTGTAGTTGCTCGTGAGCCGGGCGTTGTGGACACCTTGCTCGGCAACATCATGGGTTTGGCGGGGCGTGTGCAGTTCATTGACCAGTACGCAGCTTTGGAAGCCGCTACTAAAAAGGGCATGAATGCCGGGGTTATCAGCAGTCTGGAGGCTACCAACGCCAACTACTTACTGCGGTTTGGCCAGCAGCGCAGCCAGTTTGCGGGGCAGTTCCTGACCAACGGTCCGGTCAAAGCCGAGATCACACGCAAGAACGGCGGCACTGAAACGGTGTACCGCAGCACCAAAGGCGTGTCGATGGTGGACGTTGCACAGGCACTTAACAAGGCCAAGTTGTCTAACGACGTGGAGCAGGAGAACATGTTCACGTTGTACGTGGCAGGCAAGCGTGCTCAGCAAGTCGGTTGGGACAAGCTCAACTTCTCCAGCCCTGCGCAAGCCAAGGCCGAGTACGACGCCGTTATTGCCCGTCTGAACAACAACCCAGAAGCCAAGAAAGCGTTTGAAGAAGCGGCCAAGCTGTATCAACAGTACAACGCAGGTTTGCTGGACTTCCTTGCACAAACAGGCGCTTTGTCGGACAAGAAAGTGGCGGAACTGAAATCAATCAACTACGTGCCGTTCTACCGGGTGAACAACAACGGTGAAGTGCAGTTGATGGTGGACAAAGAGCGCCCTGTGCGTATCGCCAACATCAAGGACCAGCCGCAGCTTAAAGAGCTGATTGGCGGCAACACCGCTATTTTGCCGATCTTTACCAGCGCAGCGCAGAACACGTTCATGCTCACAGGCATGGGCTTGCGCAACCAAGCCGTGAAGGAGACCTCCTTTATGCTGCAAAAGCTCGGCATCGCCAGCCGCGTAGCGCCGGGTAACGGGCCGACAGGAGCCAACGTGGTGCGCTTCTTCAAGAAGGGCGAGCCATACTACGCACTGATTGATACCGACGCTTACGGCATCCCGGCTGAGTTGATCGTGCGCGGTATGGAGGGCATCAAGACAACGCTGCCTGCTATCGTTAAGCTGCTGGGGATTCCGGCCAACATTTTGCGCTCGTTCGTTGTGCGCAACCCCACCTACGCTGTACGCCAGATCATCCGTGACCCGCTGAACGCTTGGCTGACAACCGGCACTGACGCCGTGCCTGTGCTCTCGTCCATGAAAGAGCTGGCCAAAATGGTGGCTGGCCGCAGTGATGCCGAGCGAAAACTCATGGAGACAGGCGCAATCAGCAGCAACGTCTACAGCGGCGATGAGCAGGATATGTCCAAGTTCCTCAAGGACATGTCGGCAGGCAAGTCTGGTTGGGACAAAGCTGTCGGTAAGCTCGATGCTTTTGCGTTGCAAGGCGATGCCGCTACCCGTGCTGTGATCTACAAGGACTCGCTGGCCAAGGGTATGTCTGAGCAAGAGGCGCTGCTGCGCACGCTGGAGTCGATGAACTTCAGCCGCCGTGGCGTGTCGCCAAGCATGCAAGCTCTGTCCACGCTGATCCCGTTCTTCAACGCACAGGTGCAGGGTCTGGATGTCATCTACCGCGCATTCAAAGGCGACATGCCTTACAGCCAGCAGCTCGACATTCGCGGAAAGATGGCGCGTCGTGGCGCTCTCTTGGCCGCAGGCACAATTGCCTACGCCATGTTGATGGAAGACGATGAGGCGTACAAACGCGCCAAGCCTGAAGAGCGCCTTGCCAACTGGTTTGTGTATGTGCCCGGTATCGACGAGCCTGTGCGTGTACCAATCCCGTTTGAAATGGGCTTCTTGTTCAAGGCATTGCCAGAGGCTGTTTACAACATGGCCATGCAAGACGACAAAGCAGACGCTGCCATCAAGGGTCTGGGCCGACTTGCGTTGCAAACCGTACCGCTGAGCCTGCCCCAAGCCGTTAAACCGCTTACAGAAGTGATACTGGGCAAGTCCTTCTACAGCGGTGACATTGAGTCTGTTCGTGAGAAAGACGTGCTGCCCACCCAGCGCTACCGCGATAACTCCACCGAGCTGGCCAAAACCATTGGCGCTGTGACAGGCAATATCGGACTCAACCCGATCACGATCGACTACTTGATCCGTGGTTACACAGGCGGTCTGGGTATTGCGCTTGTGCAGCTGGCCAACCCGATACTGGCTCCCGGCGACAAGCCAGAGGTTGCCGAGCCTACTACCAAGATCAGCAAGGCACCTTTCATTGGCGGTTTGTTCCAGCCTGTGCAGGGCCGGGGTACGCTGGATGAGGCCTACGACCGCATGACTGAGATCAGGCAGGTCAAGGGCACATTCAATGACCTCGTGGAGAAAGGCAAACGTGCTGAAGCGATGGCGTTTGCTCAGGAATACTCCGACAAGCTGGCGGCTGCGTCGATTTCGGGCAGCGTGCAAAAACAGTTGGGCGAGTTGGCAAAGCTGGAGCGCCAGATCAAGGCTGCGCCCAACCTGACGACGGAGCAGAAGGACGCTCAACTGGAGCGTCTGGACAAAGCCAAAACCGCAATCGCCCGGCAGTTCCTTGCAACAACAGCTCAGCGATAAAACCACACCCCGCTCAGTCCCTTGTGGACGGCGGGGTAGGCTTTGGCGTCGAAGATACGGCAGCGCAGCGCTTCATTGAGGCCGGTGCTGCGCACCTTCTCGGTGTCGAGGCAGGGGACGAAAAACCCCTGCCCCCGCTTAACCCGTAACCATGGGAATACTCTGGAGTACCGTGTCATCGAGTGTGCTCATATTCGCGCTCAGGCGCAGTGTCGCAACGCGCATCGGTGGGCCGTCCGTCTTGGCGGTCATATCCTTCTTGGCCACCTGCTGCACGATAAACGACTGCGCGATCTCTTTCTTGAACGTCGCATAGCTGAAGCTCATGTTGGAGCAGTACGCACGCAGCAAGCGCTCTTCGATGTAGTAGTCCACGTAGCCCGGATTGACGCCGTGCTCGACCCGACCCATGATCTCTTGGCGCGTTGTCGTTCTGCCCACCGTTGTGCCGTCCCCAAACATGGCAGCAGGGCTGGCCTTCTCACCGTACTTGACGATGACGAACTTGCCTTGGAACTCCTGCGTGTACGAGTTGAGTACGTCCTCGGCTGTGCGCTTGCCGCCCTTGATGCACTGGCGCTGGTGGTCGATCTGGCGGCGGTACGACTCGATGATCTCCTGCAAGGGGATGTTGACGATACCTGTATGCTTGTCGCTCAGGAGCAGACCTGCTGCCACGATAGCGCCCACACCTGCCATCCAGTACCGCTCGTCGTTAGGGGCCTTGTACTCGGTGTACATACGGCGCACGCACTCGGGCACCAGTTCACGCAACATGCCGATGTTGTCCACCAGATACTGCGCCAAGACTTCCCCCGCTACGCCGAAGTTTGACGGCAGCGACTTGATGATCTCGATCTCTTCTTGCGACCACTCCAGCTTCACGTCCATGTTGAACTCGATCATGCGGCGCAGTTCACCCTCAGAGGAGTGCTTGCGCTCACCTGTCATGTAGTCAACGGCAGGGCGGTTGGAGGACATCAGCGCCAGCGTGGCCCACGTGGACAGGTTCAGGCGTTCTTTGTTGGTGCCCGACTCCATGCGTTCTTTGCCGCGCCCTTCGCTCATACTGAACAGGAAGGCAGGGAACCACTCAAAGTCCTTGCGGTTGTTTGTGGTGATCTCGTCCGTGATGAGCGGCAGGCTGCGCAGATGCCCAAGGCGTTGCTGCATGGCAACAGGTGATGTGCCCGAGCCTGTGCGGTAGTGGATCGGATGGCCCCAGATGGACGCTGCTGCATCCAGCGACAGCGACTTGCCCGTACCGGACTCGGTGGAGGCCACGTGCACCGTCATGCCCAGCAGCCCTGTGAAGCGCATCAAGGGGGCAGCAGCGCCAGCCAGCACGATGGCCAACTGATCCCACATCTTGCGCCGCACCATCATGTTGATGACATTTCTCCAAGCGTCCAGTGAGCCAGTGGGTTTGGTGCTGGCCACGATGTTTTGCAGCTCAGACATGGGCACCATCACGGGCTTGCGGTTGGCGCTGTACACGCGGCTTGCAAACACAAAGCTGTCATCTTCCTGCCAGCCGTAGCTGGGAGGCATCTTGATGGGGTTCTTCTCAATGCTGATCTTCTCCACGCTGGCGCGGATGTAGGCAAAGAAGTTCTGGTCGTTGCCCGAACCGAATGAGGCCATGACGTTCTGGTTGGCCAAATGTTTGATCGTCTCGTCCTTGCTGGCCATGCACTTCTGTGGCACCAGCACTTCGTGCATCTGGTTGTTCTTCACCACGCAGAAGTGGACCTCGTGGCTGCCGTTGTTGTTCAGGATGTCCACAGGGAAAATTGTGTTGGCGCACAGCAGCACGCGCTTCTTGATGGGATTGCCGTCAGCGTCTTCCTCGTCCCGCTCCAAGAACACACCGCCACGTTCACCGTAGGCGTACCCTTTTGGTGGCTCAGGCTGCGCAATCTCCACAGTATCGGCATCGGCAGCTGCACTGTTCTTCACCTCGATCGTGGTCTCGTTAGTGACCACTGACATTTCCCTGCCCCAAATGAGTGGGTTGGTGATCTTGCCCCAGTGGGCGCAGCCACGGCACACGCCGGGGTTAATGTCGTCCATGGCAGCGCATGAGTACGGGCCTTTGATCTCGGCCAGCTTCTGGTGCATGCGCTCGTGGGGGTAGGGGTGCAGGTCGCTCAGCCACGTGGATGCTTTCTCCCCATCTACGCAGACCTTGGCCCAACTGAGCATCCCACGCCAGATCGGCTCCATGCCATCGTCGGATGCGTTCTCAACGTAGTTCTGGAGCTGGGCGCAGCCTGAACCGTTTTTGGTTTTGATCAGAATTTTTTTGAACAACGTCACGCTGTTTTGCGTGATGGCCGTCAACGTGGAGGGTTTACTGACACCCGTTGGCCGCTGCCCCGGCAGCGCCAGCGTGGAGGGGGTGGGCTTCTTTACAAAGTCTGGACCGAACCCTTGTGCTGTCAGGAGGGCCTCGATGTCGGCCACGGCAAACTTGTTGCCCTCGGCCATGCTGCGCACCCGTGTGGCTTCGCGTACAGCCTTGCCGTTCTTGATGCCGGTGTTGGTGGTGTCAGGTACGCGCAAGACTCGGGAAGCATCGCCTGTGACCGCAGTGTCGATGGCCAGCCCGTGCTTGATGCACATCTCTTTGAAGCGCTTGGCCAGCGGATACCAGTCCTCTTTGAACAGCATCTCGTCGAGCGGCCAGTAGGCATGGATGCCGCCGCCAGAATGAACAAGCCACGGGTCGCCAAGTGCCGACAGCCCTGTGTCCTCACAGAACTTTTGCAGCGCCTGCGCCGCAGCTTTGGCGCTCGGATATGCCTTGGGCTTGATGACCATCTCGCCCGTTTCTTTGTCGGGCTGGGGTATGTCCTTGGGATGGTTGCAGTCAAGGTCCACGGCCAGCACTTGGCTGGCGTGCATGTTGTCCTTGGTGCGGTCCTTGTCCGTGCCGAACGTGCCCAGTGCAAAGTAAGTGTCGTATCCCGCTTTCGCCCACTGCTCGACGGTGGGCATGATCTCCTCAAGTGTTTGTCCGTAGACGTGTTGTTTTTTCTTTGTAAGTTCTACCGCGCAGTAATAGCCATTACCCGGAGACGGCAAAACCGCCGCCATCAAATCGAGCGGAGTCATGAGGGTCCTTCGGGAATGGGTTACTTCAGGTCGTCTTCGGCGGCGTCCAGCAGCGCAGCGTAGCGCTTCCACAACTCCTGCACAAACTCAACGGGTACAGCGTAGTTCTGTATGTAGATATAGTTCATCAACTCTTCGTCGGTCAGGGCTTGAGGTTGTACTCGTGACATATTCTTCTCCATGCTTCGTCCGCTGTGTTTGAGGACTGCATTATTGTTAAGAGGGTTTCCACGCGGTGTCGGTACGCGACAAAGACTTCTGATCCGTTGAACCAGTTGTAGACGGTCTGGCGTGTGACACCAAGGGCGTAGGCGATTTTGGTGACGGGGAAATCCAAGTGGATAGCCCAACGCCCAAGCTGGTTGCCCAGAGACTTGGGAGTCTTCATCACATCGTCAATGATTTTTTGTGAGTAGGCCATGGTAGTAGGGGCCGAAGCCCCTGTTGTTTAGGTCTTGGCTGGGAACAACTGCGCCAGCACGGATTCATACTGGGTCTTGCGGCGCTCAAGCAAGGCGACCTTGTCCAGCTTGTCAAGAAGGCTTGGGAAGTTGATGTCTTCCTTGGCGCACTGCTCTTGAATGTCCGCTTCCAAACGAATCAACTCGTCGTCCAGCTTGGCCATCTCCAGCTCCGCTTGGCTGCGAACCTTGCGTGCGCGGATGGGTGCCAGTGCTTCTGACAACTTCTCCTTGGACATGGCGATGATTTCTGCGAATGGTTTGAGTTTCATGGTGCTTCTCCTGTGAGTAAAAGTTTGTTGTCTGCTTTGCTGAGAAAACTCAGCGGGTCTTTGGGGTCAACGACAGCTACTTGCCGTTGTTGCTCTGCGTGGTTTCCGCCAGCGATTGCTTTGCCGTATGGGTTTTGCCCCATTTGCTGCTGGGCTGCGTACATCTGGCGCTGTTGCATCTCGCGCTCGAAGCGTTCGCGCTCGCTGTAGTACGTGTCGCGGTTGGCGTCGTAGTACAGACCTCCCTGCATTGTTCCGATTGCCATGTGCTTCTCCTTGTAGGTGGGGGTACTCGCTGCGTCTGTGATCATGAAGCGGGGTGGAGTTGCACCACGACCTAACACCCGCACAGCATCCGCTTTCCCCCCGATTCTTTTTACTCGTCGTCCCAATCGGACACGATGTCAGCCAGCTTGGACTTCTTGGCTGGCACGGCGGCAGCCTTGGCTGTCTCTTTGCGCACTTCCGGTTCGTCGTCAGCATCGGCCACGGGCGCAGCTTTGGCCTTGGCAGCTTTCGGGGCGGGTGCTGGAGCTGGAGCCGGAGCCTCATCTTCCTCCTCAACCACAGGCGCGGGCTTAGCAGCGGCCTTGGGCGCAGCACCGGGGATCGACATCGGGGCAGCTTTCACGCCGTCAGCTTGCGCCACGGTCAGGGTCACAGCCTTCTTGGCATCGTCAGAGTCGCCTTGCGCCACAGCGATTGGGTACTCTTCGTCTGTCAACCAACGCACAGGGTTGAAGAACAGCTTGGGAGACTCAGCCTTGGTGTCGAACTTCATGCGTGTGACGATCTGCTCGGGGTTAACCGGAGGTGTCTGCGCTGCCAAGAAGCGGGCGTAGGCTTGCAGGGGACGCTTATCGCCTTCTTCCTTACCGAAGATGCTGGTAGCTGGGAGTGTCAGTTGCAGGACATCGCCTTCAGGGTTGTTGGCCAACACAACAGCAAGGCGCTGTTGGAAGCGGCAGGCACGGCTGTTGCCGTTACCGGAACCGGCTTCGTTCTGTGGGCAACCCATGCAGGTCTTGCTCTGTGGAGCAGCGATGCTGGCGTCAGGTTTCTCACCGTCGTTGCTCCAGCAGTCAGGGCGCACGATCGCGTCAGCGTTGTAAGCGCCAGCGTAGAAGATGCGGCTGACCTTGGGGGCAGCACGGACGATGATGACATCAAGGTGACGGTCTTCGATGGCGGCTACTTCCTTGCCACCTGCCACCAGACGGAACACGCCGCCTTTGATGGAGATGCGCTTGGTGGATACACCAGCACCGCCGCCCGTCAGGGCTTTGGCTGTTTCAGACAACTCGTTGTTACGAGCGAATGCGGGGACGTTGGACGAATTGAAAAGCGTAATGTTGCTCATGATTGCGTTACTTTCTTGCTTTGGTTACACGAATGTCGAACTCAGTGACTGAGTTCAGCCCCGGCGGTACAACGCCGGGGTTCTCTTCCAGAAACTGTGCCATGTTGGTTTGGGCGATGCGCTTTTCCAACAGGTCTACGACTTGATGCTCAAGCACGAATGCTTTGAACGAGTCCCAGTCCTGTGTGTTGTAGCGCGTCTTCTTCATCAACGACACGGTTCCCGTGGAGGTCTGGACCGATGTCAGGCCGAGGGCCTTCATCTGGTCTTTGATTGCGAGGCGCACCTGCGTGCGCGTCTCCTCCAGCTCAGCGAGCTGGCGATCAAGGCCTTCCATCTTGGCCTTGATCTTGGAGTGAATGGCGACCAGCTTGTCGAGCGGAATTGCTTCAACTTCCGGTGCTTCTTCGATGTCTTCAGTCATTGCTTTCTCCTATATTTTTGTCAAGCGTTGGACAGTTTACATGGCTTTTTTCGTGGCGCAACCCCCTTTCAAGAATTTATTTCAAGGGTAAACATCTCAGTCAGAAGTGAGCTATCGCTCACTTTCGCTCCGAGGGCTTTGAACATCTTGGACTCCACCGGGGAGCTCTGGATGTGGAAGACTGTCACCTTGTCGGAGTTCTGCCCCTTGCGGTCGGCACGGGCAATACACTGGATGTACTGCTCCACGCTCATCAACGGGCCGTAGAACACCACGGTGTCGGCAGCAGTCAGCGTAATGCCGTGCGCTGTAGCCGCAGGCTGCATGACCAGCACCCTTGGGTCGGGGTCGGTCTGGAAGCGGTGGATGATGTCGCCGCGCTTGGTCGCAGACACGCCGCCGTGGATGCACTCGTTGGTGATGCCCTTGGATGTCAGGTGCTTCTGGATGGTCTCGATGCTGGCGCGGAACAACGCAAAGACGATGACCTTGCGCGATGTCTCCTCCAGAATTTCCTCCAGCACGCCAAGCCGTGGGCCAGCGTCAAACTCCACCACCTCTTTGGTGTCCGTGAGCGCAGCACCAGCCGAGACTTGCAGCAGCTTGCTCAGCATAGCAGCGGCGTTGACCGCTGTGATGACCTCCCCTGCGGCTTGCACCAGCATCTGGTCCTTGAGCAAGTTGTAGTACTTGACCTGCTGTGGAGTCAGCGGCACCTCGCGGGTGAGCGTCATCACTGGCGGCAAGTCAAGGCACTGGTCTTTGGAGAAGCGGATCGCTGGTTGCAGCGCATTGAATACGCGGTCGCGTGCATCGGGCTTGGGTGCCCACTTGTACAGCGTGATCTTGTTCATCACCGAGTCGCGCCATCCTGTGAAGAACAGCGGCACGTTGTCAGGGTTGACCAGCTTGGCCAGCCCGTACGCATCAGCAGGCGACTGCGATGCAGGAGTACCGGTCATCATCCACAGGTGCGTCTTCGGCGTGATGATCGACTTGAGAGTCTTCCAGCGCTTGGTGGTCACGGTCTTGTAGGCGTTGGCCTCATCCACAATGATCAGATCAAAGCGACCATCGTTTTTGATCTCCTCGGCAATCAGGTTCAGCCCGTCGTAGTTGCAGATCACGAACTCGTAGTCCTGCTGAATCATCTCGATGCGGCGGGATGCCTTGCTGTGATGCGCCACGATAGCCGAGCGGTGGATGATGCTGTTGTTCAAATCACTGAGCCACGCTGAGTGCATGATCGACAGTGGGCACAGTATCAACACACGCCGCACAAACCCCAGCTTCATCAAGTAGTCCGCTGCCCATAGCGAGGCAAGTGTCTTGCCCGTGCCGGGATCGTTGAAACAAAACGCACGCTTGTGCATGGTCAGAAACGATGCGGTCTCCACTTGGTGAGCCATCGGCTTGTAACGCCCCGGCCACTCATAGCGCCGAGTGATCGGCGACTGGATGTCTTTCACGCCTAGATTCTTCAGGACACGCGCCTCGTCCAAGCCCCAGTACACAGCCACATCGTAGCTGCCATCCTCGCGGTCAAACACTTTGTGCTTGGGAATGATGCTGTACTTGTCGGGATTGCGCGTTCTGAAGACAACGGCTTTGTTGTCGATGATGTCCAATGCTTTCTCCGGTAGTTATTTGTTGTCGCCCTGATTGGCTTTCTTGGCACGCAGTCTCAGGTTACCCGGCGTTGACTTGCCGCCAGCCCGCAAGGGCTTGATGTGGTCGATGTCTTTGCCTGCACGGTCGATACCTTTCTTGTCGTATGCACGACGCGCACGTTGGCGCTCATGCTGGTCTGAGTCTGGGCCGGACTTGCCGGTCTCCAGATCGCGTTTGTATTCCTTCTTGTAGTCACGGGTTGCCATATCAATCCTTCTTTCGGTTGTACTCACAGGTTTTAACGACACACCAGCCGCAAAGCGGTGTGGGCTTGGGGTTCCACACCCCGGTCTCATGCGCCTTCTCAATGCGGGCGACGCGCTCCCGGTAATCCCACCAGTACTCCTCAGCTTCACCGCGCAAGAAGCTGGCCTTGACCAGATCATTCTTGACCACGAACAGCAGACCGCCGCTGACTTTGCGGATGTGCGGGAAGTGAACGAACACCATCAACGCCATCAGCCGAAGCTGCTCCCGGTCCGGGTACTTGTTGTTGCCCGTTTTATAGTCCACTACTCGCGCTGTCAAGTTCTCGTCGTCGATGATGAGCAAGTCGGCAATACCGCGCACCCACACATCTTTGTCCATGAACCCGCAGGGTTGCAGGTCAGCAGTCACACCCATCTCGTGCTCACACAGCTTGCGACCGGGCTTGGCCTTGAGCGCATCGAGCATGTCCTTGATGAACTCAAACTGCGGTGGCAGCGGCGTGTCGTCCTTGATGTAGTGCTCAGCTGCGGAGTGCAACTCCTTGCCGTACAGCGTGGCTTGCGTGTCCGTGAACGGGAAGTTCTTGAGGACCTTCACCTCGTGGTAGCGCCGGGGACAACCTTCGTAGTCCTTGAGCGCTGAGTGTGACCATTTAACTGTCATTAAAACCTCGCAGATTGAATTGCTTTGTGGAGTCTGTTGCTGAACCCCTCGACGAAGTGCTCGTCGTTGTTCAGGTCAGGGCGGTCCATGCTCTCAAGGATGGCGTGCGTCAGCTCGTGCCAGAACGTCTCTTGCAGAGCCGAGAGTTTGAGCGGTATGCCGTGGTAGGACTTACGCGCCAGTGTGATGGTGCGCTTGGCGTAGTGGACTTCCCCCATGTACATGCGCTCACGCATCGCTTCCGCGATCTCCACGCTGTACCAGTTGTCCCCCACTTTGATCTTCTTGGGTAGTGTCAGTTGCTTCATTTGCTTTCTCCTTGTGTGTACTCTTCGTCGATGTGTTCGGGCTGCGGCAGCTCGTATACCTCAAACGCGTTCTGCCCGCTCTCTCGCCAGTGATGGCGCTCTTCACACATCTTGCGCACCTCTTCGGCCTTGCTCTTGTCAGCAAACAGCCCGACGATCTTGGACGATACGCCGCACTCGATGCAGCCGATGTTAAATACCATGTACATTGCTTTCTCCTGTTGTTAACCTTTTGCCAAACCATAACGGCGGTGCGCACCGACCTCTGAGTTCAGCGGTATGCCGGGCATGTACTTGGGCTGTGCAATCATCTGCTCCAGCACCCAGTCAGTGGCTTCCTTGACCTCAGCGTCAGGCACGACACAGAGCAATTCATCATGCACTGTGCCTACCACGGGGTACTTCTTGTCCACCCGTAGCATGCCGTCTGTCATCACCACACGCGCAGTTCCCTGCACGATGTTGTTCGTTATCTTCCCAGCGTACAGCTTGGTTGGCTTAGTGCCTTCCTCTCCGTACACCCAATTCAACTGCTTCGTTTCTTTGTCGCGTTCTTGTCTTAAATGCGGATATTTGAGCGTCATGCCCGAGGGCAAGACTATCGTTTCTTTCTTGAATGTCACGCATTTATACACCACCTCTTCGCCGCCGTAAAGCGACTTCTCCATCAGCTTGCTGCACATGTCCCAAAAACTCACAACGGGGTGCGCAGTGCTGCGGTAGATGTCGATGATCTTCTTGGCTGCCACGCAGTGGATCAGCAACTCCCGCTCCGTACAGGTGTGGGGAATCTCCCGGAGCTTTTTAACATTCTCGTCCCAGTCAACGAAACGGTCGATGTAGGCGGCGTCCACACCGAGCTTCTTCGCAAACGCTTTGTCGTAGCGTACGGGAGGTGCGCCAAGGAATCCAACGAGAAGCTGAGCAGCGAAAGACGCCCAGCCAAGCCCGTACCCGCAGCCAAGGAGTGCCGACTTTGCAGACTGTCTAAGGTCTGGATGGCTTTCTTTTGAAAGGCCGGGTATGTTGAACATCTGAGCGCCGAAAGCGGCATAAGCGTCGCTGCCAGACCGGAAGATGTCGAGCATATCTTCGTAATCCGAAAACCACGCCAGTACTCTCGGTTCAATTTGTGAAAGGTCCCCAACGACAAGCTGGTGCCCCACCGGTGCCATGATTGCTTTGCGTAGGAACGAACCTCGCTTGAGGTTTTGCATGTTGATGGCGCTGCCCTTTGCGGCAGTCCAACGGCCTGTCGCTGCGCCGTAATAGCTAAGCGGAACCGGGAGCGGACCCCTGCCCGATATATCAAGGAACCGCTGCGCACGTGTACGCTCGGTGGTTGATTTAACCCGAAGACGCGCTTCACAAAGAAGGGCAACGTCTTCACGTTCACCGTTGAGCAGCGCTTGAAAAAGAGCGTCATTTTTTGCAAAAGCAAACGCCTCCTTCCCAGTGGTCTTGCTGACTTTTGTAGGGGGCGTGACGCCCATGGCAACGAGGACCTGCGCAAACTTATCGTTCGACGCAAGTGCAGCTTCTTCCACGCCGAGCCTCTGTAACAGTCCTTCACGTTTCTCTCCTTCTTCTGATAGGGCTTTGATGAGCATCTCCCGGTCCAGCTCAAGGCACGCGTTTGTGTACATCTTGAGCGTCATGTCGATGAGGCGCAGTTCTTTGGCGGGGTAGCCGGGGATCAGTCGGGCAAAGATTTCTTCACAGAGGAAGACATCGTGCTTGCAGTACTCCGCAAGCTCCACCTCAATCTGTTCCGGGAGTACCTCCAATCCGTTGGTCGAATGAACGGCTCGTCCCTTGTCAGGTAGTCCAAAATCCATTGCGAGTTTGGCCAAGGAGTTGCCCACTTCCACGCCTCGTAGAGCGCGTCCCATTGATAGCGTGTCGAAGATGAAGGCGGGTTTGATTCCGTATCTCCAGCACAGGATGGATACGTCAAACTGGGCGTTATGGGCGAGAAGGGCTGTTCGGCTCCAGTCGATCCCAGCAACGTACTCACGTAGGTCGCGTCCTCCAATCCACACGATTGGATCAGCACTTCCATACTCGTGGAAGCAACACCCAAATGCTTTGAATCTAATATCACGGATGTACTCCTCTGTTGTCATCTTTGACAACGTGTAGTCTTTACTGTCCCACCGCGTCTCAAAGTCCACGGTAATGATGCGGTCGTACGGTGCGCTCATTCGTCGTCCTCCTCATCCATGTGGTCTTGAATAAGTTGCTGCTTGGCCAACTCAAGGCAGCCGAGCGCTGTTGGCAGCAGTAGTGTTTCGTCGTACTTGTGCACGACTGCAAGCAGTTCGTCCACCAACGCTTGCGTCAGGTTTCCTGAGTAGTTCAATTAAACATCTCCTTGGGTGGGGCATCGCGCAGTGTCAGTGCTTGTGCCATCTCGTTTGCTTGGCCGATCATGCTGGCCATGTCCATCTCATCCGCGCCAGCGCAGAAGGTCAGCAGGGCTTCTCCAGTATCGACCAGCACAACTGCCTTGTGGGGCGCGTCCATGTTGTAGCACTTGGCCAGCGTCATGATCAGTTGCGCGAAGTGATCGCGCACGTTCTCATCGCGTTTGCTCAAGTTGGCGACCGTGTCGTCCCATGCTGCTTGCGTCACTTTGTCCATAACAGTAGCCGTCCTTCCATTTCTTCCAAGTTGTCTTCACGGGCCACGAATGTGAACCCGCCAGCGGCTTTGATCCATTGCAGCTCGCGCTCTTGCAGCGCAGTGGTCTTGCCCTTGCCCGCCTTGCACTCGATGGCGATGAACCGCCCGTTATAGCAGCCGATGATGTCGGGGATACCCGAGCGCCCAAGCCCCATGCCCGGAGGCATGAAGTGGTAGATGCCCAAGCGGTCCAGTACCTTGCGCACTGCGGCTTTTACCTTGCCTTCAGGTGTTGTTGCCATTTTGCACCTCCGCCAGCTTGACTGCGTAGTGACGTGCCTTGTTGGCGTCGTCGCTGTCCTTCTTGCCTTGGCGCATCCCGTACTTGATGACGTTGCCTTTGAGGTAGCCGATCCACTCTTCGCGTGTCAGCACGGCCTCCATCACAGCCCAAGGCTGGATGCCCATGTCTTTGTAGTGTTGGCCACCAACTTGCAGATCGTCTGCACGTGTGCCGTTGAGTTTGTTTTCCATTTCATTTTCTCCTTGGTTTGGTTTCAGGACGGGGGCAATTCTCTGGGGGTACAACCACGCACCAGATGGCTATTGGTGGGGTGCCTCTGTGGCGTACCCATCTGTCGATGTAGGCGTCAGGCATGGTGTTGAGTAGCTTGCGGATGTTTTTCGGCTCTCGGTCCAGCTTGTTGGCTATTGTGCCTGCGTCCATGCCGTCCGGGTTGTCGCGCAGGAGTTTGCGGACGGCGTGCGTTGCGAAAGTTCTCATTACAGTTCGTACTTGTTGAGTTGTGGTTTGATGTGGGGTTGCGCTCTCAGGAAGATACCGAACAGTTTGTAGTCAGTACTCACTACCGCACCCTTGGCACGGAACAGTGGGTCTTGCAAGAAGATGCTCGGCCTCGGGTTTTGCTTCCAGTGGAAAGGCGAGTTGGGATGGCATTTACATTTCATGTATTTTCCTTATTTGTGTTTAACGCGAACGGTTGAGGGGCCTTTGGTCACACCCCAGTCCGTGGCTTGATTGCGGTTTGATATAGCCAGTACGTTCATGGCTATTCGTTTTCTGTTGCTTTTGACGTTGTTTATCAGTGACGCTCGCTCAGCCTGACCTTCGTCGTACATCTTTGTTTCCAGCGAGTCGTACGGGCTTGTCTCCAGCTTGCGCAGCAACAAGATGTCTTTCTCTGGCGGCTGATCCCATAACCGTGCGCTGATCTTTGGCAGGTATTCTGCAACGTATACCCGAATGCCGACGCCGAAAGGCAAAAACTTTTTTGGCACACGCTTGAGCGGCGGGTCACACTCATCTGTGCGCTTACCTGACAGTGTTTTGAAAAGACGCAACGCATCCACGTAGGTGCCAGACAACCGCCACGTTTTAATGAGCGCGGCGTCCCAGTTTTTTTGGTCGCTCATGTGTTTTGCCTTTTCTGCACAAGGTCGTGGAGCTTTTCTTCAATAGGAGCATCAATCCCGCCACCTGTCCATGCATCCCATGCGCCCAATCTTTTTTGGTTGATGGTCAGGTCGCCGTCAGGGCTGTCTTGAAGTAAGCGCCCCATCTCAGCGCAGCTTGCAGTGAAGCTCTTTGGTGTGTCTTGGTCGGGGCAGATCGTGAATGTATACGGCAGCTTAGCCATGGTTCTTCTCCATCAAAGTTGTCATTGTGTCGATCACTACCGCGTATACGGCATCGCGTAATTTTGAGTCAGTGATTGTCATGTTGCCGTCGATGATGGCGTCCATCTCTGAAAGGTCAAGCCCCACCCACTCACGCTTTGGCAAGCGGTAGTCTTTGGGGAAGGCGGCGCGGTACTTGATGTACTCCTCGTCAAAGGCCTTGTTTATTTCTTCTGCGTTCATTTGTTTTCCTCTTCTTGCGTGTACTTACCCCACACAGCGTCGAGCATGTCAGCTGCTTTGTTGAGCTTGTGAATCAAGGTCTTGTGCTGGTACTCGTCCAGCCCGGCGGCATAGCCGCGCATCCATGATGCCATGGTGAAGTATTGCAGTTTGTTTGGGTCGATCATGCGTTGCGCTCCTTAATTTTTGTTTCCAGTATTGCCAGATACTCACGCGCCTGCTCAACCGGAACTTCGGCGTGATAAAAAATCAATGCGGCTTCTACAAGCTGCACGCTTTGGGGTACGTCTTTGAAAACAGCCCATAGGTACTCTCGCTTATCGCTCATTGTGGCTCCTTGTGGTTGATAATTTTGACCCCCGTTTCCGGGTCGACGTAGGTCACTTCAGCGCCGCACCAGCAGGGCGACCCGTCAGTTATGTGCTTTCGCGCATACCCGTTTTTTTCTTTGAGTTTGGCTTCGACGTCTTTTGCCATATGCCACAAGCCGGTTCCAAAGTTTGAGTTGATAGCTTGCCCACGCTCCTCATCCGTCAGCCCCACCCACTCACGCTTTGGCTGGATAAGTTCTTGTGCCGCAAACGTCATGGCTTGCCCCAATTTCTTGGCCAGCACATCTTCGATCAGTGGCACGATGGCCTCTTGCAGATACTCTCGCAGTGCTGCCTCTTGTTTCGGTGTCATGTCTTTCTCCTTGGTTGATTCGTTATCCGGTCCCAGTGTTCGCCGTAGATTTCTTCGCGCATGGCCCACACGAAAAGCTGAATCCACATTGACCGGGCATGGCCGAGCGCGTGATGCTTCTTGGCAACTTCCAAGTGGTTCTCACTGTTACGCAGGACATACGCTTCACGGGCATCGTCGTTGTACGGCACGCTCACACTCTTGCTCCTTCAACAATGACCCACTGGGTCTTTGGTTTCCTGTAGTTCACCCCCCACTTTACGCGGTCTTTGGGGTGAGGGCAGTCCTCGGGTACAGGCACAGCGACCCATACCTTTGTGAACTGCCCACGCTTGCCCATTCTCCAGCGGTCCACATACACATCGGGCATAGCCCTGAGCGCTGTCCTGACATTGGCCACGTGTACCCCAGTAACCGCCGCGATCTCAGGCGGTGTCATCCCGTTCGGGTGTGCCCGCAGAACGGTACGGATTTTCTTCTGCCGTACAGGGGTCATGCTTGCCTCGCTTTCAGCATGGCATCGGCCATTTTGTAAGCTACTTCTGCAATGTAATCGCAACGTGGTTGTTCAACGTCAACCATCATCCCCTGCATCGCCTCGGCCGCAAAGAAGTCGCGCAGGGTCATGCCATCAACAGGCTCAAATTCGGCTGTGGCGTATCCGGCGCGATAAACGCGCTTCTTAGATGGAAACGCTGGTCCGCCTGTGTTTGTGTTGCTCATTTGTCTGCCTTTTTGTTGGGTGGAACTACCTGTGGTGGCTCGTTGACCAGCCACAGGGTGAAGCTCTTGGTCTTGTGGTCTTTGAGTTGGCGGACGCTCACTGTCCTGCGCAGCCCCTTGTTGTCGATGAAGCGTTGCAGCGCCTTGCGCATACCGCCAAAGTCACGCTCAGGCACACTCAGCGCCTCCTTGAAACCAAGCAGCTTCTCGAACTTGTCGTCGTGCTGCGTGGTGCCCTTGCGCTTGACGCTGACCTTTGGGATGGGCACGAACTCAATAACCTCTTTGCCTGTGAATATGTTGTGCACAGGTGCGAACCGTGTTGCTGTCATTTGATGATCCTCATGAACGCGCCGCATCGGGCGCACTTGTAGATTGGTTGGTCAGGGACTGGTTCCCAGCGGTGTTTACAGGTCATGTGCCCATCTTCCTTTTAAGTTCGCCGTAGTTCCACACGGCCTCGTTCAGCCAACCTTCTGTTTTGGTGAGTCTGCTCTCCAAGTCGATGGCCGCTTCTTGAGCTTGGAACAACGCGGCTTCAAGCGTGCCGATGCGCTCGTTAATCCAATCAAGCTCCAGCTTGGTCCACTTCCACCCACCGATGAAGTCGGGGTGATCTTCCGGTTTGATTTTGCTCATAGAAACCACTCCTTGATGTGATACCACGCGATGCAGACCGCGATGAACCAAACGCCAACCAACGCAATGCATAAGTAGGCCATAGCCCACCATCCAGCTTTTTCTCCATCGTTCATGATGCGTACCCATCCGAAATAACTTTGGCCTTGGCTTCTTCCAACATTCCAATCAGTGCAAGCCGGTCTGGTGTTGATGATGTCTTGATGGTGAACTGGCCTTTGTCGTACCAGAAGCACAGCACTATGGCGGTGTCTGGCTCTTCATCAATGGCTTCGTTCAGCACAATCTTGGCGTTAACTTTGTGGCGGTTTGGGATGGTTGCTGTCTTGAGTTTGCTCATGATCAATACCCCCATCGAATACGGAAGCACACAAGCCATAGGTGCAACACAAACTCATTGCCACCGGCAAAAAAGCCAACAGCAAAGCATGGCCACTTGCGTGGTAAAAATTCGGTTGTTGTGTGCAAACTTTTTCTCATTTTGTTTCCTTTGCTTTCTCGATGAACTTTGTTGGTGGCAGTTTGCCGTTGTTGACAACGCACGCTCCGCACCTTGCCAGCACTTTGATTGCCGGTGAATGGGGCGCGGTGCAGCGTTTGCAGTAGTCAGCGGCGGTCATGTGTTCCTCCTTGCTCGGATGGCGTCGCCGACTGCGCGGCCTAGCGGGCTGCGTCCTTTGGTCAGGAAATCCTCTGCGTGTTTCGCACACGCCTCACGCTCGGCCTCGACAGCTTCACGGGTCGCCACACACGCATACCGTTTGCAAGTGGGGCCGCATGAGTGAATGTCCCACTTGTATTTTTCACGCTCGTCAGCACGGACAAGCTCGGCAAATCGTTCAACAGCAGCCACTCGCTCGTCACTGGTCATCCAAAGATCAGCCTCCCGCGCCATTTCAATTACGGTCTTCATGTGCTGCTCCTTGCCTTAAGGCCAGACGGATCGCTTTGCAGTGAGTACGCGTCAATCATCTGCCGCATAAATGCCTGAAGTCTTTCGCGCTCGGCCTGCTTGCCTGCCTCGTACCCCTCTTGCCATGTCATGTATGACTGCGGTGGGTGGTTGGCGATCACAAGGGCGGCAAAGCGTTCAAGCTGCTCCGGGTTGAAGGTGTGCGTTGGTCGATCTGGATAGTGGCGATTGGTGTAAGGGGTAGCCCCAGCCTCCCGCGCCATTTCAATTACGGTCTTCATGCGTCCTCCTTGATGCCGTGGGCGGCTTCGACAAATTCCTTGATGACTTTAGCGCTGCGTAGCAGACCAATCTTGCCTCGCATCTGGATTGAACCGCCAACGAAAGCGGCAACGCCGACAAGCTCTTGTGTTCCTGTGCGCAGAATCAACTCCAAAAACTCCTCATCCGTCAGCGGCTTGCGCTGTGCTTGAGACTTGAGTTTGTTGAGCAGTTCGTTACGCTGTCGGCTGCACTCTGCGTAGGCCAGCTTGAGTTCTTCAAGTTCACTCATGTGTTCTGCTCCCGCAACGTGGCTTCGATGGCTCGGACAAACTCACGAATGTGATTGCTTGGGGTGATAACTGCATCCCAGATAGCGTCAATCTGCTCATCCGTCAGCGGCTTGCGCTGTGCTGGTGGAGATGTGTAGAGGGGCGCAATCTTTTTCAAGCGGGGGTTGCCTTTCTCAAACCCCCATTCGACTTGTTGCGCATCTACGCACATGGTTCGCCCAGTTTCTTCATGCTGAAACATCCACGCCACAGGCTCCTGCTGTGCTGGCTGCTCTGCCCACTGCGGGTTCTCCTCCAGCTTCTTGTCAGCCCACGCATTCAATTCATCTACCGTAAACCATGCGCGGTGCTGCGCCTCGTCTTTCTTGCTCATACCCCACCCCCTCTCTTGGCACACGGCCAGCGGTTGGACAGCGTAGCTTGCACGTAGATGTCAGCGGCCATGTGGCGCTCAGACGGCACGCGCTCCAGTGTTTGTTTCACCATGTCCACCATCTGCCCGAGGCTCACCTGACCGGGAGGGATACAGATCGTCACACCAGCCTGCGAATCAGCAACCCCCGCTATGTACCCAAGGACCAAAGCCCGGTCGTTTGTGAGTCGGGTGTATAAATCCTGCCCCGTGTACAGGATGGAGGATGGCTGTGCGTGTGCGCTGCTACACATCAGTGCAGCGATGATTAAAAGTCTTTTCATACCAATGCTTCTCCTACGCTGTCGCGTTGTTGTTTCTCGTACAGTTTGATCTGCTCTGGTGTCCACGGCACAGGGCCAGTGGGTGGTGGGAAGGGCCACGTCATACTCACCCCACCAAAATGTTACGCAGTGCTTTGAACAGGGCGATGGCTTGATGCACAGTCAGCTTGTCGATCACATCGTTGGGCTCCCACTCTTTAACCACCGGGGTAGGCTCGACCTTGGGCGCGGCTGCGACAATCTCGCCCGTGCGCTTGTTGATGAGGACAACTTTCTTGCGCTGCGGTGCTTGCGGCGTCTCGGCCACAGCCTTCATCTTCTTGGATGCTTTCAACGGGGTGTACGCACTAGTCGTGACGTACAGCAGGCCGGTGCTATCGCGCACAAGGCCTTGCTTGGCCATCTGCCCCAGCAGCGAGGTTACAGAGCTGCTCTTGTAGCCTTGCTTCTCCAGCGCAACGGCGATTTCCTTGCGGGTCTTGCCGGGGTTGTCTCGCACGTAGTCGAACGTGATGCGGCACACGTTGTTGCTCACCGTGAAGTAGGGCTTGGTTGCGGGTTGGGCCTCGGGAGTGTTCCACTCGTTAAGGACTTTGTTCAGTTCGGATTTGAGATCAGGCATTTTTTGCTCCTTTGGGCCAGCCGAGTTTGGACAGGTCTGCCATGACGTTGGCCAGTGCAGGTAGGTTCTTAGACATGGGCGCTTCCTCTGCGGGGTAGTACTTCTCGAACTCGGGCAAGCGAGTCATGAGCGACTTGCGTGTGGTGCACCCTTCGATGGCTCCTTGTAGCTTGCAGCGGACAGCGTGGATTGCCTCGTCCTCTGCCTTGTAGGGTGCAGTCAGCTCGTCGAGCTTCTCCTTAGTCACGTCACCAACGACCAATTCACGCGAGTCATAGCGGGTGTTGTCATACACCAAGTCACCGAAGTAGTGCGCCTTGAGCGCACCGGGGGATTCCCTGAACACCTTGCGCACAGCAGGACTCATGGCCTTGACAATGGCCGCTTGCAGGTCAGCGCGGCGCTTAGCTTTGTCGGGCTTGGGTACGTCCGCCATGATGGCTTTGACGATGGACGCTCGGGCGTATTTATCTATTCTCACGGGATTCTCCTTGGGTTTATTTGAAAAAGATGATGGGGGTGAATGATTGCGCAGGCACAGGGGGCGGCGTCATGTTCTCCGAGGGTGGAGTCCAGCCGTACTTGCGCCAGAGAGACTGGACGTCAGCGCCTGACGTCCACTTGAAGTCGGGGTGCCCGACAGGTATCCACGGGGTGGTTTTCTTTGCTTCGATGTTCATAGTTTTCTCCTTGGGGTTGGGATTATTTGTACAGCGTTAGACATTTGTCAACGTCTTTTTGAGTTCCGAGATTTGATATTCAATCCTCTTGAGCGCACGCTGCGCATCAAGTTGGTGCTCACTATCGCTAGGACAGTTGCCAACCTGCCCTCGCCTGCGTTTGGTCCAGTAGTCACACAGGGCTTGCGCCCTGCCCAACTCGGCTTGTAGTTGCTCCATCGTCTTCATCACCGTCATTTCATTCTCCAGTTAAAAACATAATCACAACGAACGCCACGGCCAGCACGACGAACCATACGGCCAGCGTGCTGTCGGACATGGGCTCCCTATGCGTAGGGATGGGTTTGGCGGGGCCTTTGTATTTCACTTGGTTTCTCCTTGGGTTGTGTAGTCGTGAAAAATTGTGCCTTTGCTGGCATCACCGCGTTTGTGCGCTCGCACCCAGTAACGCTTGCCGGACTTCTTACGCACAGCCCAGTGCCCTCGCACGCCGTGCTCTCGTTGTGGCTCACGTGGTTTGGCTGCACGCACTGCGGCGGCTATGCGCTTGCGTATCGTGGCGTCGATGACGATCGTCTTCCACTCGTACAGTGGCGTCTTCCCTTTGCGTCTACGCTTGGTGTTGGCAGGGTTTGTGGGGCAGCTGTAGTACTCTGGCGCACCGCGCTTGGCGGTCGATGCGTAGTGCAAGTTCACCATCATCTCCACTGTGTTTTGCTTACACCAATCCGCTGCTTTTCGCCTGTCTTGCTGAAAATGGGGGAGCACCCGCTCGGGGTCAAAGTCCACCAGCATGGCGTACTCCCCGCCTTCCTCGTCGAACAGCTCGACACGAAAGCCGCTATCCGGCTGTCCTTGTAGCCAGCCCGTCACTTTAATGCGCCCGTTCACCCGCTCAAGCGTGAACACATCTTGGTCAGACCAGTTGGCAAGGGGTGGGATGATGGCCATGCGCTCAAACAGAAGCGGCATCTTGGCCACACTGAAGGACGCTTGCTCAAGCGCGTAGGGGTGCAAGTCTTCGCGTGAAACATCCTGTTCGGACAGGTCTAGCCATGTGTACTCAGCAGCATCAAAAGCCACAAGCATTGCTGCCCGTGCCACTCTTGGGTTTATCTCAGTCATTGCTTTCTCCTCATGTTATGCCGCGTAGGCTCGGTCAAAAATTGTGGCGAGCACGACTGTGGGGTCGTACACATTGCTGTCCTTGAGTGCTTCTGCAAGCACGCGCTCGTCTATCTTGTTGCGGTCGATCATGCGCTCGGCCATCTCTGGGTCCTCGGGCCACACGGACTCACACATCAGCTCGATGAGCCACTGCTTGGAGCCTGCCTGCGCATCGTACAGCGCCTCTTGAAGCTCGATGGCGTAGGAGTCATAGTCCCAGTCGTAGTCGTCATCACTGAGGTGGTGCCACGCAGAAGAAGCAGAAGAAGAATTGACACCCGTCAAAGACGCCCCCGCATACACACCCCAGCGGCCCCAGTCCACTGTCTCCACCACAGTTGGGTCGCGGTCAGTGGGCAGTGAGTCCCA